GCGTCCCGCGAAAGATTTTAATGATCGTGGAGAGTTGTTCGGTAAAATCGACACAATGGGTAAGGAGTTAAAAGAGACTCGCAAAGCCCTGAAGATGTTACAAGAGCATCATACTAAAGTTCGTGAAACTGAATACAATCGTGCTTTGACAGAACTTAAAGCATTGCAAAAGCAACACTTAGAAGAAGGTAACGCTGATGGTTATCTTCAGACTACTGAGCTACTGACTGATCTAAAGGCTGAACAAAAAGCCAGAGAAGTTATCTCAGCGGCAGTACCACAACAGCAGGGAGTTGATCCTCGTTTCACATCTTGGACTGAGCGTAACCAATGGTATGCTAAAGATGCTGAAATGCGTAAATTTGCTGATGCTGTCGGCCTTGGTTTAAACAAAACAAACCCTGAGCTAGACCCTGAGGAAATTTTAGAATATGTCTCTAAAGAAGTAAAACAGCGATTCAAGGATAAGTTTGAAAATCCCAATCGTAATAAACCCGGTTCTGTTGAGAGTTCTGGGGCACAATCACAGAGTCGTGGTAAAGGTTTTCAACTCACTGACGAAGAGCGTAAAGTGATGAACACATTTGTACGACAAAAATTAATGACCGCTGACGAGTATATTGCACAAGTTAAAGCAATGCGCGGTTAATAGAACACTAATCTGTAAGTTACAGGAAAAGGAATATAAGCATGAGTAATGCAAAAGTAGAAAAACGAGTCTCACGTAAGCCGCTATTTCAGCGTGGCCCACAATCTATCAGCGGGGAAAAAGACCCTAACTATCATTACCGATTTGTGAATGATACTGGTAGCCGAGTTGTAAATTTTCAACAGGCTGGGTATGAGTTCGTAACCGACACTGATTTGTCCGTTGGTGACAATCGTGTATCTGACCCCTCTTCAAACAGTGCTAACAAACGTGTTGTCAGTAATGACGGTACAACATCCTATCTAATGCGAATCAAGAATGAATTCTACGTAGAAGATCAGGCTGCTAAAATGGAAGCTCTGGATGAACAGGAACATGCAATGACTGAAAATGCTTCCCAAGGAATGTACGGTAAACTAGAATTAGGAAAACGTAAATAACCAAACTTTGGGAAGTGCTTACTTTTTATATAAGGAAAATTAAATGGCTAACACTTCCCGCATTAACGGCTTCCGCGCTGTTAAGCATGTAAATGGCTCACCATACAATGGTCAGGCAAACATTTACGCAACCGCCGCTGCTGATGGTACTGCCATCTATGTTGGCGATCCAGTAAAGATTACTTCTGATGCAAATGCACAGGGTATTCAAATCGTAACAAAGGCCACTCAAGGTGCTGCTGTTCTAGGTGTTTGCGTTGGTGTTATCAATACCAAGCTTGACCCAGTTGCTGGCTCCATGACCAATGGCTCTATTGCTCTTGACACTCCTCAGTATCGTCCTGCCTCTACAGCACAATACATCCTAGTTTGCGACTCTCCAGACGTAATCTACGAAGTTGAAGCTGCTACTGGCTCTAACTCTGCATATAGCTTTGCTGTTGCTGACGTTGGTCTAAATGCTGATCTAACTACTGTTGCTGGTTCTACCACTACAGGTACATCTGGTGCTGCTCTTGATATGGCTACTAAGGCTGCTACTGCAACCCTACAGTTCAAGATCATGGGTGTTGTACAGCGTCCAGACAACGAGATCACTGGTAACTACACCAAGGTTCTCGCCAAGATCAACAATGCTCAACTATCCGCTGGTACTGGTACCGCTGGTGTTGCTTAATTAGAATAAGGATAATATAATATGTCAGGCGTAATTAATAGCTCCAGTTTTGCCAAGCTACTTTGGCCCGGTCTTAATGCAATCTATGGTAAGGCGTATAACGACTATCCAGAAGAGTGGTCTAAGCTGTTTGAAAAGAACACCTCAGATCGCGCATATGAAGAAGACCTTGGTCTATCTAGCTTTGGTCTAGCCTCTGTCAAGAACGAAGGCGCATCAATCACATACGACACTGAACGTCAGGGCTTCACCTCTCGTTACAACCATGTTGTATATGCTCTTGGTTTCATCGTTACACGTGAAATCTACGAAGATGACCAGTACGGTAAAGTCGGTGCTCAAAAGGCTAAGGCTCTTGCCCGTTCTATGCGTCAAACTAAAGAAATCGTTGCGGCTAACGTGTATAACCGTGCTTTCAACACTTCTTATGTTGGTGGTGACGGTGCTTCTCTAATCGCTTCTGCTGGCGGTGGTGGTTCTTCTTCACACCCAAATGTTGCTGGTGGTTCTTTCACAAACGGCGTAGCAACTGCTGCTGACCTTTCTGAAGCTGCTCTAGAACAGGCTGTTATTGATATTGCTGGTTTCCGCGATGATCGTGGTCTATTGATCGCTGCAAAGCCAAAGCAACTTATCATTCCTTACCAGCTACAGTTTGAAGCTGCACGTATCCTAGGTGCAAATGGTCGCGTTGGTACTGATCTAAATGATCCAAACGTTCTCAAAGACAAGGGTATCTTCTCTGAAGTTACTACTAACCACTTCCTCACAGATGCTGATGCTTGGTTCATCCGTACTGATGTTCAAGATGGTCTGAAGTACTTTGAGCGTCGTGCTGATGCCTTTGAAATGGATAACGACTTTGACACTGAGAACGCCAAGTTCAAGGCCACTGCTCGTTACTCATTTGGATGGAGTGATGCGCGATCCGTGTATGGTTCGCCAGGTGCCTAATCCTAATTAGGATTTAAATAAGGGGCTTCGGCCCCTGTTACTTAATTAAGGAGATTATATGGCTTCTCGCCCACAACAAACCGTAACATTCACCACTCCTCCAGCGATTGAGGTACTATCTAAAGTTGTTCAAGTTGCGCGTACTGATACTACAGCATTTGACGCTTTTGTACTACCTAAAGGTGCTGTGATTGCTGGTGCTTATGTTCTCGGCACAACTGCTTCAGATGCTGCTACTACTGCTACTGTTAGCGTCGGTTCTAATCCCGGCACTACAAATGAGTGTGTTGCTGCATTCAGCGTGAAAACCAACGGTGCTGGCTACTATGTCGCTGGTGCTCAAGGTGGTACTTCTATGGGTTCCCAGCTAACTGATGATACCATGATGAAGGCAAAATATACAGAGTCTGGTACTGCTAGTACAACTGGTGGCCCTTGGCTCGTCAAAGTGGAGTATTATTATCCACAGTCCGGCTACTCATTCTAAGATAGTTTGATCCAAAGGGATGGTGTTTCGTAACAGAAGTACTGTCCCTTTTTTTATTTAAAGGAAAATTATGCGCCCCCAAGTAATCAGTAAAGCAGCCAGTGGAACATCGGCGTGGATTCCGTTAGACTATAAACAGAGTCCTTTTAACGTAGGTCTAGGTTTAGTTATTACCGGCACACTAACTGCCGACATTGAGCATACATTTGATGATGTCTTTGATCCAAGTGTAACTCCAACAGCTTTTAAGCACTCAACCCTTGTTAGCAAAACAGCAAGTGCAGATGGCAACTATGCCTTCCCGATTCGCGCTGTTCGTATTAATAATACAGCCTATACATCTGGCACTGCTACTCTAACAATTCTACAGGGTCTACGATAATGAATTTTCAAGATATTTCAGATTTTATTTCTTTAGTTAAAAACCCTAAAGAAGCAGAAGCCCTCCTGAAGCAAATCCAAGATAACCGCTCTGCGCTTGAACAGACAATGGTTAAGTATGGTACTGTTACAGAAATTAATGCTCTAAAAGAAAAAACAGAAAAAGCATTAAACACTGCAAACAAGAAGGCAGCAGAGATTGTCTCCAGTGCTGAGGCTGATATTGCAAAACGTAATGAGGTCTTTGACTCTGAGTTCGCAAATCTCCGTAAGCAACAGGATGCTGTTAATGCACAAGTTCAGGATGCAAACTCTAAACTAGAACAGGCGCAGGCTCTAGTAGCTTCTGTTACTAAGCGGGAGAAAGACCTAGCAAAACGCGAGGCAACTCTAACTGCTGAATCTAGTAAGCTAGCAGCATTGATGGCTGAGTACGAAGATAAAGTAGCCAAGCTCCGATCAGTAATGGTTTAGTATGGGCGTTTCTTTAGAACAGCGGTCTGATAGCCTCTATTCTCTAAGACTGGATGAGGCTTCTCCTACTGTAATGTATGTCGGGGAGGCTTCACCTTCTGCTGCTTTATCTAGCCCTGTCTGGAGAATCAAACGTATTGATACTACCTCTGGTGTTATTGTTGAATGGGCAGATGGAAACAGTAACTTTGACAACGTATGGGCTGATCGACTCACACTATCCTACAACTAATAATTAAGGACTAACAATATGGCTACATGGACTAAATTTCAAGACTTCTCTGAGCAACTAGCTCGCGGAGTTCATGATTGGGATGCACATACTTTTAAGATTGCACTAACTAACACACTCCCAGTTAATACACAAGTTTCACTAGATACAGTCACGAATCACCCTGCACCTGCCGCTGTTAATGGCTATACTGCTGGTGGTACTGCAACAACAATCACAATTGCAGAAGTTAGTGGAACAACTACTGTTAGCGGAACACAAATCGTATTTACAGCAACTGTGGGTGGTATTGGCCCATTCCGTTATGCAATTCTATATAATGACACTGCAACTTCCCCTGCTGATGCTTTGATTGCCTTTACAGACTATGGTTCTAGCATTACCTTAGCAGATACAGAAACACTAACTGTTAAATTTAACAACACCAGTCCCGGTGCTATCTTTACTCTGGCTTAATCATGGCGATAGTTTATCGTTCAGTTAAGGGTGTTGATTTAGTTCCTTCTGAGGTTGATGGTAATTTCTCAGAGTTGGATTCACGTACTGCAATGGGCTGGCGCGATATGGTCTGTGGCTTGGAGACACGTTCAGGCCCAACACAACCTGTACTACAGAACTATCGTAACGGTATCTATTTATATTCTTTTAATCCTGATAATCTACAAGAAGCATTTGCAACAGCACATATAGACCATGATTATAAATTAGGTTCTGAACTGTTTCCACATATGCACTGGACAACAGACACTACTAATACTGGCACTGTGCGTTGGGGATTTGAATATACTTGGGCGCGACGGTCTGATGACACAGGTACTACGGAGTTTGGCCCTACTAATACAATCTACGTAGAGCAAGCAGCACAGAATGTGGCGTATCGACATTATGTAGCACAACCTGCTGTTGGTAACGGTGTTGATGGTACTGGTATGAATATTGACACTGTCCTATTGTTCCGTATATTCCGTGATGCTGCTCATGCTAATGATACTTATCCAGACCCTATTTATGGTATTACGTTTGATTTGCATTATCAGTGTGAAAGATATGCAACACCAAACAAAGACCCTAACTTCTTCCTGTGAGTATAAATATGCAAGTTAATGATATTGTAAAAGTACTACCTCCCTTTGATATTGCCTTTCCTGATACATATGTTGTTGAGGTTATTAAAGAGGATGGTACTTGTACTATTGCAGGCGACAGGGATTTTGATCCTATTTATCTGGAGAAAATCTAATGGCTATTACAACACTTGACGGTGCTCTTGCAGGAATGAAACCACCGGAGTATTATAGTAAAGCTGTTTCTGGTACGCTGGTCGCAGCAAGACCTTTTAGCCCGTTTTATCTAGCGGGTGTTCCGGGTGCTGCAATTGCTCCAACTCCGGGTCTAGCAGGGCCTGTTGGTGGTCTTACCTCGTATGCAGGACAGTTAGCTATTCCAGCAGCAAGTGGTAACACTCATCTAGCTAGGTTCTCTGGAGTGTCCTCGGCACAATCTGGGATGCTTCTACTATGTGACCGCTTGTGGCATAACTCAGGTTTTACGATTACCAGTACCGCAGCACAGACGATCAACTCTAACGCATGGCCAGCCCGAGATGCTAACGGCACAACAAACGGAGACAAGGTTATTCTTGGTGTTGAAATCTCTGGTGCAACTGGTACAGGTACGCCGACTATCACAGTTAGCTACACAAACCAAGCAGGTACAGCAGGTCGTACGGCAACGAATACAGTGGCGACAGTAGCTACATCTGCGGCTGGTTCGTTCTATCCTATCGGACTTGCCGCTGGTGATACTGGTGTTCGCTCTGTTCAAACCCTAACACTCTCTGCCACATGGACTTCTGGCACGATGCACCTAGTTGCTTATCGCGTACTGGCTACGCTTGAACTTTCTGCTGCTGGCTTGCCTAATGCTGTGGATGCTTTAACATCAGGTATGCCACGTTGTTATGATGGTACTGTCCCTTTCTTGATTTACATCCCCCAGACAACCTCTACTACTCAGTTAAGTGGTCAAGTCGTTTTCACACAAGGCTAAATCATGGCGGTATCAGGCAAAGGTTCCGCATTATCTGGCTTGTTTCTTGCTCGCCGCCGCCGCCGCCGCCTAGGTACAGTTGATCTCCTTGTAAAATCAAAGCCTAATGACGCTGCTCCAGTTGTTTTTGATGACTTAATCTTCTCGGCTGATCCTGTTGGTGGTGGTGCTTACGATCTTCCTGTAGATGTTTTTGCTGTTACAATTACAGCAGTAGATGCTCAGTTCTCAAGAGGACGTTCTTTACCAGTAGATGCTACAAGCTATACAACATCTTTACAGTCAATCAGTTTAGCAAAGAATAGTTTAGCTCAAGTAACACCAACAAGTTTTGCGATAACGCCAAGTACAGCCTCATTTCAAACAGATCGTCAGTTATCTACTAGCCCAACAAGTTTCGCGGTTTCATTTGTAAATCCAACTCTTGTGTCAGATAGGCAAATCTCTGTTGTCCTGAGTAGCTTTACACTTACAACAAGTCCAGTTACGTTTAATACAACAAGGGCTTTATGGACTGCTCCTGACTCTCTTGGTATTACATTTATACCTGCTGCACTTGACTATGTTCCAAAGTTAAATGCTGAGTTAGTAGTTGATCCATTTTCATCTGTACTTACAACTTCGCCTGTTACCTTACAAAGTAGCCGACAGTTAAACTTAACGACAACAACTTATAGCACAACATTCGCTAATGTAGGTATTTCAGCAACAAGAACTTTACCAGTCTCTGTTGGTAGTTATGATATTCTAACACAACCAAGTTCTTTGTTATGCACTCGTAGCTTACCCATTACTTGGCCTGAGCAAACGTATGTTGATGGTTATGTCGAATCTGGGTATGTAGGAAACAAAGACTCTTACAGCTTAAAGACCACCTATGTAACAGATGGGTATGTTCAGACTGGATATGTCGCGGATGGCATCAGTGGTCAAATGCAGGCAGCTAGAAATCTTGCTGTTAATGCAAACAGTATCTTACTTTCCTTTAGGCCAGTAAATATAGCTTTGACGGGGTATGCTGTTTGGCCCTTGCCTGAGAATGTTACTTCTGGTATTAGCTACGGCCCAACAGGTTCAGAATATGTTGGTACTCTTGAGGCTGTAACCAAAACAATTAAACTAGACATTTCCACAGGTGCTTTAGTGCTCCCTCTTAATAATAAGGTAGTGATGACATTATGAGTAAAAATTATTATAAGTCCGGTTCCAATAATGCTATCTGTGATGTGTGTGGGTTTAAGCATAAAGCTGTAGATATGCGAATGAGATGGGATGGTCTGTTTGTCTGTCGCGATGACTTTGAACAACGACAACCACAGGATTTTGTCAAGGCAATTACTGATAAGATAACTGTCCCAATCTCTAGGCCAAGACAAACAGATGCCTTTATTACAACTATGTGTTCTGAGGTTACTCGAAGATCTCGGGCAGATATTGGAACAGCGGATTGTTCCTCTGTTAATTATCTTGGGTAATACAATCATATTGATAAGGATTTAAAATGACAGCAATAGTAGACACACCCTTTATAAGTGGTACTGTGATTTCTTCAGAGTGGTTAAACGGTATTAATGATGCTATTAATAATGTAACACAGGAAATTACAGGATCAACCCCACGACTTTTACCCAACAAACTTGCAGATACTGTTTCAGTTAAAGATTTTGGTGCTGTAGGGGATGGTATTACTGATGACACAGATGCGTTCAATTCCGCTGGGCTATTTGCATCTGAAATTGTTAAAGCTGGAACAGCAAACAATGATATAGTAGCTGCGTCTGTTTTTATTCCCGCAGGTATTTATAAGATCACAGCGCCAATTCTTATTCGTAATTGCGTCCAGTGGTATGGTTCAGGTTCTGGCACGACCTGTCTCTTGGTTAGTGGTTCAGGTGTTAATGGTTTTGAGGTGGATGACGTATCCCCTCCAACTGGAGTAGATTATAGTAATGTACGTTTTGTAGGTTTTACATTGGAAAATGATACTTCTGCCCAAGACGGTTTTGTTATAAGCGGGTTAATTCGTAATTGCGGTGCAAATGATGTTGTGATTAAGAACTTCCGAGATAGCTGGAGTATCCAAGAGACATGGCAATTCTGTATTGAAAACTGTGCTAGTTATAACGCAACCAGACATCATATTAATGCTGGTAGTGGTGTTGGTGAGATACAGATTATAGGTGGTAGGTATGATGTTGCAGCAAGTTATGGTGTATACATTAATGATCCTGTAGCAGAGCTTGTGATTGAAAAGGCTGCTGTTCAATTCGGATCAAGTGCAGCAGTTAGAGTTGATGATGCAAGGACAGTTGAATTATATGGCTGCTTCTTTGAAGGTAACTGTATCGGAAACCCTGCTACATATTATATTGATTTACGCCGGAGTGGTTCCAATTCCCTTTCCTCTGCTGTTATTGAGGATTGTGTTATGAACGACTTAAATGATGTCAATAGAACTGGCCTCGGTGCTTGTTATGTCGAAGGGTTCAGGTCATTTAAATATCGCGAGAGGTGGTCACGTAACAGTGTTACACCAGTTCCAATTGTAGGTGTTGGAGTTGAACAAGTTAATGCAACATACAACTCTGCAAATTCTCGATCTGCTTTACTCACAAATCTTGGTGTTGGCGAGTCTGATAACGCCATTGTACACCACACAGCCAGACCTATTGGTATTTTTGGTCAAGACATGGCAGACATTTCGTTTGCACCAACAACCCGTGCAGCATTAAACGTTGGTTTTGATACTATCGGCGTAGCTATCGGAACACATTCATCTATTGGAACAGTACAAGCCTATGGTGCTTCAGATAGGTTAGATTTAAACCCTGCAAATGGGGAAATAAGATTTGGGCAGACAGGTCTTGCATCTGTTGCGGATAATAGCAATGAGTTCCGTGGGCGATTTAGTCTGATTACTCAGATAACCAGTTCAAATTTAACACCAAGCGCTACAACTGGCCTCTGTATGGTAGATACAACTAGTGGTAATCGGTCTGTTACTCTTACAAATATTTCACATTTAGCTGGACGTATGGTTACAGTCGTTAAACGGGATGGAGGTGGAAATACACTAACTGTAAATCCTGGAAGTGGTCTTATTAATGGGGCAGCTACTTGGTCTTCAGCGGCTGCTTACGCATCAGTAGCCCTTGTTAGTGATGGCACTAATTGGTTTATTATTTAAGGTGCTTCTATGATATTGGATTCTTTTTATATTACAAAACAAGAATGTGTTGGTATAGACAAAAAAACACGAGTACAAAACAGAGAAACCAAAACAGGACTTCAAAAGACAGATTCCACACCTATTTCTATAGTGTATTTAGATGTACATTTAACGACTACACCTCCATTGGTTACTAAGAAATGAGTACGCCAGAGGCTAAATTCATACATGAAAATGAAGAACGTCCAGTAGCCTTAGCCGATAGACGGAGCACTGATCGCAATATTGTAATTATGTTGCAACAGATTGGTGCTCTGTCTGAAAAGCTAGATAAACATATTGACTCTTCTGTAGAACGACATGAACAGATTGCATCTAAGATTGTTGGAACTGATGTCTTGACTAAAGCTCTTTATGACGCTTTCCCTAACGCAGATTTGCATGGTCATCATGACTACCATAATGCTGTTATGGATACCCTGAAAAGGCGTAAAGAGTTTTGGGACAAGATATTAGGCGAAGTAGTCAAGTATGGGTTAATTGGCATTATGACTTGGGTATGTATGACATTGTGGCAGGCATTCAACGCTGGCCCTAAAAAAATATAACAGGAAGGACTTATCTTGGCTACAAGCAATTCTTCAAACTTCACTGTTACTAGAAATGAATTGGTGCATGGCGCTTTGCGTATTCTAGGTGTTGTTGGCGAAGGTCAAACTCCAACATCTCAACAATACTCGGATGCTGCTGAAGCACTTAACTATCTAGTAAAAGCGTGGGAAAATCAAGGGGTGCCACTGTGGTGTATTAAATCACAGGACATTACTCTTGTTGCAAACCAAACAGACTACAATCTTGGGTTAGGCCAAAGTATCAATATTGCAAAACCGCTGAAGATTTATCAGGCGTATCGACATACAACAAGTAACGTAGATATTCCAATGACAATTCTTTCACAACAGCAATATAACATCCTAGGCAACAAAGCTACAACTGGTGCGCCTATTCAACTATATTATAACCCACAAAGAGATTATGGTGTTCTTTCACTCTTCCCGACTCCTTCTAGCGCAGACACAAGTGATGTTGTCCGTATTTTTTATCAACGCCCGATTGATGACTTCGATGCTAGCACAGATAACCCAGATGTTCCACAGGAAATGCTCAGGGCTTTAAAGTACTCTCTTGCTGCTGAACTAGCTTTTGAGTATGGTATCTCTGCTTCTGATCGCGAATCTTTGGAAAACAAAGCTGCGCGACTGCAAGCTGAAGCATTTGCATTTAATACAGAAGATTCATCTTATTTCTTCCAAGCTGACAGGAGAACTTACTAATGGCTTTTTCTACATTAGACCAAGCATTAAATTACTTAACTGCTAACCCGGACGTAATGGCAGCACAGGCTACGTCAAATATGACACCACAACAGTGGGCTAATTATCATTATGATACTTACGGTGTTAATGAGAATCGCAATTTAGGTTCTCAACAATATACTCAACAGTATATGCAACCTCCACAGTTACAGGGTGGATATACTGCACCACAACAGCAGAAATCACAGTTTGATCTATCTGCCTTGTTTAAGCCTTTTCAAGACCAGATTAGCCAGTTGCAGAATCAGTACTCAAGTTTGCAGAGTATGTATAACAACCAGTCTTCTGCTAACACAAGTCCTACTGCTGGATATACCTCAGGTTCTTATACTAACCCAAATAACCTAGCTGGTTTGTATCCGACAAAGAACTTTAACTTGAATAATAGTCGCGGCGCACGTTACTTTAACCAAGACTCTAATTCTTATCAGACAGGTGATACTGGCACTTCTATGGCTTCATTCTAATTATGGCTAAGAAACTTGTTACCGAAAAAACAGTACGTGTTCCGCTTGTTGGATCACCTACTAATAGAGATGTTCTTGTTGAGAAAGATCAGCGATTTGTCAATTGTTATCCTGAAGTAATCAACAATCGGGTAACAGGTGCTGATCGTGTTTATCTTGTTAAACGCGCAGGATTAGAGAAATGGACAAGACCTAGTAGTGCTAGCGGAGAAGGTCGCGGATTAACAGTATGGAATAACAAAGTCTATTCTGTTATCGGTACTAAATTATGGGAAACAGATATTGTTACAAAAGTATCCACAGAAAAACAAACACTCACTACTTCTACGGGTGCTGTTGGCTTTACTGATACTACAGGTGCTAATGACTACCTATTTCTTTGTGACACTGTAAAGGGTTATGTAATCTCAACAACTGGTGTTGTAACAGAAATTACTGACGCAGATTTCCCTACGCCGCATGTAGCATTACCTACCTTTATGGATGGTTATGTCTTCCTGCTAAAAACTAATGGTGATATCTGTAACTCTGTTGTAGAAGACCCACTGTCTTGGGATGCTAGTAACTTTATTGTTCCTGAATCTTTCCCTGATCCTTGTATTGGATTAGCTAGACAGAATAACATGGTAGTAGCTCTTAATACTAACTCTGTCGAATTCTTTTATGACGCTGGTAATGCGACAGGATCACCTCTTGCTGTAGCTCCTCAATATACACTCCAATTTGGTTGTGCAAGTATTGGCAGTATTACTCAGGAAGAGGCACTTATTTGTTTCGTAGCTCAGTCTAGTACAGGAGGTTACTTTGTCACAGCATGTGAGGGGTTCAAGCCTACAAATATTTCAACAGAACCTATCAACAGGATTCTGGACGCGGAAGGTGATTATATCATCGACTCTTGGGCTTATCTTGTTCGTCAGCGGGGTCATTTCTTCTATGTTCTAAATCTACCTTATCAACGCAGAACACTCTGTTATGACTTTGTTGTTGGTATGTGGCATGAATGGTCTTGGACTGTTGGTGCTGAACAGGATATGTTCCCATTTAGCTGGCGATCTGTGATTGAGTCTAATCCTGCTTTCCTACATGAAACTGATGGTTATATTTACCTGATGAAGCCTAGCTTGTATCGCGATGATGGTAATGCAATCTCTGTTCAGATACAAACTTCGCGATTTGACAATGACTCTTCTAAGTTAAAGTTTATGTCGAAGATTGAGTTTATTGCAGACAGACAAACTACAGCTTCTACAATGTCTGTCAGATACAGTGATGATGATTATCAAAGCTGGACAAGTCCAAGAACAGTATCTTTAACAGATCGTGCTGTCTTGTGGCGTTTAGGCTCATTCAGACGTAGGGCATTCTTATTTATACACGAATCAAACACACCATTCCGCATTGAAGCTGTCGAAATGGACTTAGATCAGGGGACACACTAATGGCTACGTTGCCGCCACCTCCAATATATGATTCAGAACTTACTTCACTAGCTTGGCAGGAGTGGTTCCGTCAAGTTCGCACCTATCTTGTTAGCCCGACTGGTTCTATTAGCTGGTCTTCTGTTTCAAAAGAAGATTCTAATATAAACCAAATTGTTAATAGAAGCCATCAAGACCTACAGACTCTGCAAGGTGGTGGAGGTGGAGATTACTATCATTTAACAGGTACTCAACATGGTGATTTAACTGACGGCACTTCTAGCACATTACACTATCATGCCTCTGACAGAGATTCTGCTAACTTCACTGGTACAAGTTGGTCTGATTTAACAGATGGGAATGACAGTACCCTACATTATCATGCCGCAGATCGCAACTCAGCAAACTTTACAGGCACTAACTGGACAGATTTGACTGATGGCGGCGATACTACACTACATAAACATGACGGTATTTATCCACATATCACTGGTTCTGTTGTCTCTTCTTCTAATGCTGTAACTCATAAAGTTCCTGTCACGATAGGTGGCACAACATACTATGTATTATTGAGTAATGTATGAATCTACCTGATCTATATTCCAATATTGCTAAAAATTATCAAGGTGCAGGATCATATGATTACGGAAACCTAGGTGATTTATATAGTAATATCTCAACAAACTATTATAATTCTCTACAACCACAAACACCAACCGCAGACCTATCCAGCCCTGTTCAATCTCCTGTTTCACAGATTCAAGGTTTGACTCAACAAGTCGATCCGGAACAAATCTACAAGGAACTAGAGGCTGGTTACGGTCTAGCAGGGTTACAGAAGAAAGACATTCAATTTACCCCTAATTTAAATATGTTGGCTGGTGTGGATCAGACAAGTGGTGCTCCTGAAGGCTTTAATTCTTGGGAGGATTATACGGCAAAAGTAACTGAAGATCAAAAAAGCAATTGGATTAAACAAAACCAGAATGATCTGTTAAACAATCTTATCTACGGTACAAAATCAGGCGAAACCTTCAGCTTAAAAGATGTATTAGGGCCAACATACAGAAGTACAGAGGTTATTCCAGATAATCCTGTTCAGTCTTTAATTGGTGAGCAGTTTAACTCTGTTTATGGTACTAACCTAAATCAGAACTATCAACAGCAACTAGGCAAATCTCTTGGTTTATCACAGGATGAGATAGATCGCGTCGCGCGATTAAAGATGGCTGATCTATATCAAACAGGATTAGAGAACAGTAGCGAACCATTCAACGTTGGCGCTACACCACTAACCTCGGACTTTACTAACTCTCTGTATGACTATGCTAACAGAAAGTATGGCACAACATTAGATAGAAATGCTGCTCTACAAGGTGCTCAAAAAGCAGACCAGCAATTTAAAACTGCTCGCGAAATTCAAGGTCATCAAGGCGGATTTATGCAGGATATCGCTCCTGTTTTGCAGATTGCTTCTATGGCTGTTCCGGGGATGCAAGCCTTTATGCCCTACGTTAATGCTGCTATGGCTGCTGCTAATGGGAATATCGGTGGTGCTGCGCTCTCTATGCTAGGTGCTCCGGGAATGCCTCTTGCTAATCTCAGTGGAACACTTGCTTCTAATCTAGGTATTTCGCAAACAGCAGGTAACATCTTATCCTCTGTTGGTAAATCAGGCTTAAATCAGCTATTCGCAACAGGTAAAATTTCACCAGAAAACCTCTTAATGGCAGGTGCTTCTAGTGGTCTGAATTCTATGTTTAAAGGAAAATAATTATGGATGATGAACTCGATTTGCAAGACTTAATTGATGCTCAGAATGCTGACTCTCTACCAGAAGATCGTATTGGAAATCAGTCTCCAAACATGCAAGACTCTTCCATTACAATGGATCAAGGCTGGTGGAATGATCTGGTTGGCTCTAATGGTTCATCCCTACCAACTGGAAACGGCCTTAGTGGTTTCAACCTAGGGAGTCTATTCAACGCTCTTGGTGGTGGTAAAGGTATTGGTCAATTACTAAGTGGTGTTTATGGTGCTAATGCTGCTAATAACCAAAGCAAGGCTTTAAGTGGTCTAGCACAACAAGCTTTGTCAAATGCTGATCCATATCTACAATACCGTCAGCAAGCTGAAATCCCATTTATGCTTGGTCAGATGCAACAGTATGGCAAAGTGCAGGGACAACAGAATACGCTAGCAGATTTGATTGCTGCTAAACAAGGCCAAACTAATCCTGTTGTACAAGCTCTACAGCAGAAGATTATGGGTACTGACCCTCTTGGGGGTGATTATCGTAATTACCAGAATATCCTAGGTCAGACATACTCTGATCCAATGGCATATTACAATTCTAGTGGTTATCAGTCTTTAGCTAATCAACTAGGTCAGCAACTGGCCCGTCGCGATGCAGCAAAAGGTCGTTTAAGTCAGTATGGTGATCGTGCTGTCGAGATGCAAAATAACTTCCTCAAGGATATTGGCAACTATCGTCAAGGCTTGAACCAGTCTGCACAGGTTGCTGGTGGCGCTCAGAACACTGCTTATCAGAATGCTATGAGTGGTATGGCTGCTCTACAGAATGCTGATACACAGCAACTAGGTGCTTTAGCTGGCTTGTTTAATGCTCAGACAAATAACTTGAACTATCTCGGTGGCTTAATTACTCCTCGCGGAACTGCTGGTCGTGGTGCTGAACTTGCATCTGGTTTAGGTCAGAATAGTGCTGCTTATGGTAATTACCGTATGAATCCTTTGTTGGATAGTGCTGTTAAAATGTTTGGAGGTTAATTATGGCTGGATTGGAAGAATTACAGTACGATCAGACACAAATGCCTGAAATCATGAAAATGATTATGAGTCCGAATACGGTTGTATCACAGGCTTATGATTATATTGAGCGTCAGAAAAATAACGAACTCAAGATGCGTATGAATCAACTAGCCGCAGAACGTCAAGCAGCAACACAACAGGCTGATATTAATGTTGGTCTGTTAGCTGGAAAACGTGCCGAGGTTGGTATGGAACAGCCTATGTTAGATGCCTATCGCGATACTTACACATCACAGGCTGGTTTGCAAAAGAATGCACTTGAAAAGTCTAGTGCTGAGTTACCAAATGTCCTATCAGAAGAAGAACGTAAAGCGGCTTTAGAGAAATTAAGAAAGGCTGCTTTAGAAAACCCAACTCCAGAGACTCTTGCTGCTGTTTCTAAGTATGTTTCTATCCTTAATGCAACTGATCCTGCCTACCAACAAGCTCTTGGTAAAACAGAAGCAATGACAAATGCGCGGGAGGCTGCTAAGGGTGCGTACAAACCACTTCCGTTTAATGTAGTATCAAAAGAATCCTCTTTAACTGGAAAGACAATTGACCAGATTTATGAAGAAGATTATGCTGCTTGGCAAATGAATCGCCCACGGGTTGCTCAATCTTTAGGAACTCAACCTACTACTACACAAACAGTTACAACACCTTCTCAGACAGTAGAACAAGAAAAAAGATTTTCGTATTCTGATGCCTCTCCTGAAGAACAGCAACAGATGGATGCTTTAATTGCTAAAAAGGATTATGCGGGGGTTAATTCCCTTTTAAATGCTTTATCACAGAAATATAAGAATTCACTTGGAGATTATCAAGTAGATAATACAAGTATTTTGAATCAGGTTGTAGAACACAAAGCGCCTAAGGCAAACTCTGCTAGGGAAGCTCGGTATGCTGACGTTGTAGCTATTGCTGGTAATGAAGCTCAGGCTGCTATTAAGAACTTGGTTAATATGCCTGTTACTGCTTCTAGTGGCTGGTTTGGCCCTGATGTTAAACTAGGTAATGGTCTATTTGAGGCTCCTGTGCAGGCTTTAAAGAAAACTCTGTCTAAGGAATATACAAACTCCTATAACGCAGAAGTTGATAACATTGGTGCTTTCTATGCTCGTTTGATTAACGGTGGTTTGAGCGTAAGTCAAGCTGATATTAATAAATTTACAGATCAGTATCGTATTAAACAAGGTGAAGATGCTATGACTGCTATGACTCGTTTTGCACAGATGCGTCAAGCATTTGAACGGGCAGCAGAAGTCAAACTTGCATCTAAAGCTACTCCACCAGAACAAATGGCTATGTGGGAAGATGCTGTTAAGATGGTTAAAGAGGTTATTCCTGTTACTGTTAATGATATTAATGAACTACGTAACCAGAAGAATCCTACAAAGACATTTGGACAGATGATGGGTGAAACTAAGTCTAAACTGACTACACCTGAAGATTTTAATGTCAAATGGGCTACTCTGAAACCTGGTGAGACTCTTGTTGGCCCAGATGGGAAGACATATAAAAAAGGAGCAAAATAATGGCTGAATGGACACCGCCAAGTGATGCTGAAGTAGAGCAAAGCTTTGTTCCACCGTCTGATGTTGCACAACCAAATGTTACAGACTCTAATAGGTTTATGGCATTTGGTAAGTCAGCTTTAGAGAATATTCCTGCTGCATTAGGTGCTGTTGCCACAGGTGTTCCTGCCTTTATGGGAGGTGCAGCACAGTTTGCTCCTGCGGGGCCAGTAGGCTCTGCTTTAGGTGGTCTGGTATATGGTACATTAGGTGCGGCGGGTGGAGCACAGGCAGTTGATAAAGTCTCTAAAGGTCTTTTAAATTCATTCCTGTCAAAACAGGCTCAGGAAGACCTTGGATATGGTGAAGATCAACGTGCTGCTGAACGTGCTCAATTCCCTGTCGCATCTAAGTTAGGTGAGCTTGCACCGGATGTAGCTACAATGGCTGTTCCAACAGGAGTGTTTGGTAGAGGTGTTCTTAAGATTGCTTCTAACAATCTCTGGGCTAAAGCCTCACCAACACAGAAAGAAGCTTGGAAAACTGCTGATGATTGGGGTCTTTCTCTCCATCCGACACAGGTACAGGAAAGTAAGAATGCCCGTATCATGGGTAAAGAGAAGAATACTCGCATTATGATTAACAAGGCTGCTGAAGCTACAGGCGATACCTCTAGTGTTCAGTACCTAAATCAGAAATACCTTGACAATCGCTTTGATACTTTAGGCAAGGAATATGATCGTGTCTATTCTGATCCAAGCCTAGGCCAGTTTGTACCTTTAGAACAGAATGCTCAGGATAGTATCACTACTCTATTTGCCAATCAGATTCCAATGCCAACACAGCTTAAGAATCGTTTAGTACAGGGTTTGCAATCTGTCCAACAGAGTGGCGCTATGGATGGTAAAGACTTTAAGTTTATTGTTTCTGAGCTTAAGAAGATTCAACGTACCTCTAGTGACGGTAATGTAAAGTATGCTATTGGTGACACAATTGATAATATTAATCAAAGCCTAGCAAACACAAATCCGCAACTCAAAGCAGCCCTTGATGAACTAAATCCAAAGTATCGTGCTGTTAAAACTCTACAGGATGCCCGTAATAAAGATATTATTGATGTTGATGGTAATCTTGATGCGTACCAGTTAGGCAGAATGATTAAGGACGATACGCGGAATCCGCTGTACCAGATCGGTCATGTTGGTGAATCTCTTGGTGTTGGAAGTCATGTCAAAGGTGATGTTCTAAAGAACAACCTAGATGCGAAAGGCCCATACCTCTACGGTATCACTCCTAAAGTTAACATTGCAAACAAACTACTTAACTTTGGCAAGGCGCAGGGAACTGGAATGGGTGCCAAGTATCTAACTGATATTAACCCACTACAACAAGCAAATCGTTTAGTTGGTGCTACTAGACAGAGTGCTCCTGCTCTGGGTGGTATTGGATATAATGAGTTGATGAAACAATGATAGAAATTCTCTCAGCAGGATTGGGGTTCCTTGCCCCTTTCTGCGGGGAGGCTGTTAAGTTCTTCCAGCGTCGCCAAGACAATGAACATGAGCTTAAGATGCTTACCCTGCAAATGCAAAAAGGACAGCAAGAGCATTTATGGAGAGCAGAGGAAATACGGATAGAAGGCGACATTAAAGCTGAAATAGCTGAAACTGCTGAAATCCACAAACCAATGCAATCCTTTGGTGTTCAGTTACTAGATGCTGCACAGGATAAACTAGCAGGATGGGCATTATACCCTGCCTTCTATTTGTTCGTCGCGCTTGACTTCTTAAGTGGTCTTGTTCGACCTGCAATCACCTATGCCGCATTTGGTTTCTATATGGCTGTAAAATGGGCAGAACTGGAAATCGCTAGGCAAAGTTCAAGTCTATCCGCTGCACTCTTGAATGTCTGGGGTGCTGAAGATAGAGCTATTGTACTTCTTGTCTTAGGATTCTGGTTTGGTAATAGGCAGCATCTCAAAGCCTTCGGTAAAAAATGAGGCTAGACTACTCGATTAGCAATATGTTTAGAGGTGATCAATACGCGGAGGTACTAAGTGTTGCCTCTAGCCTTGCTAAACCATTTGAAATGTGCTTTTTGAAAGCTTATCACGATCCTGTTGGCTTTCCTACACAAGGTTGGGGGCATCTTCTTAGCAGGAATAAGTGGGAAGACCTCTCTAAATATAAACCTTGGACACAGGAATATGCTGACAGGATGCTTGAACTAGATATGCGAAAGTCGCTGGATGCTGTCGTAAGGCTCTGTCCAAACAAGCTATCAGTAAATCAACTTGCTGCCTTAACAGACTTTGCTTTTAATTGTGGTGCCGGAAATCTGCAATCCAGTACCTTGCGAAAGTGTGTTTTAAGGGGTGACTTTGAACAGGCTGCGTTTGAGTTTCTTAAATGGGACAAAGCACAGGGAATTAAACTAAAAGGACTAACTAAACGCAGATTAGCAGAGTCTAAGTTATTTAAGTCGTAAAAAACAAAAAGCCACAAAGGACTCAACATCCAATGTGGCTATTTTTTTATCCTGCTTTTTCTGAGATGAACATAATTCGGATAATAAAGAGGTCTAATACAATCGCCCAGCCTTCTTCAATATCTAAATCTTCTGCACTCAACAACTCAAGACCAAGAACACATCCTGTAATAAATGAGAACATCAAATAATGTATCATAGGATATCACATACGCCCGAACTACACGCTAATGTTTGAACAGCAGTGGTATTATCAGTATCTTCAGAGGCTAACTTAGACCAGTCAATCTTAGGGAATTTCGCGATTAGTTCTTCATACTGCTCCTGTGTAATTTCCTGATATGGTGCTTGTTTATAGACATGATCTGATTGTGGCAAGAAAGAGACACCGCCAATCAAATCAAAGTTCTTATAAACCCACGCCCCTACTTCCAACCAGTCATCTTGTTTTACATATACTGTAATACTTGGATTGTGTTCTGACCAACACTCCTTAACCATCATATAATGTTCTAACTGCTGAATTGCTGTACGATCCTTTGTGAAAACAGCAGAGCTAGGCGCTTTCATCGGAAAACTGAAGACATTGGTTTTGTCTGGCTTTGTAACGTCATCTTCGACTGGTACTCCAGCATCTTGTAGTAGTCTGCCGATTGGGTCAAGTTTGTCAGCACGTACAGTACGGATATAGTATGGAGCAAAACGTGCATGGATGCCAGAGGCAGAATCAACCAACTGAGAGACTGTACCAGAAGGCTTAACAGTAGTAATAGAAACACTGCTGTTAATCCCCAAGGCAAAAGACCAAGCCTTGTTAGTGTAAATTGCGTGAATCCGTAGTTCATTCAACCATTCCTTCGCCGTTTCATTTACATGATTAAGAACAGGATGATCCATAATACCTGTCAAGGATACACCTAACAAACGCTCTTCTTCTGCATTCTTACGCCAAATAGGACGCAGATAGCGATACTGAGTCAGAGTAGATTGGAATGTACCAATAATCGTAGCAATCTCAACCTTGTTTTTTAGTGTTTCAAGTGTATCATCTTCGCGGATAACTACCTCAGATAAGTTACAGAAAGAGTTAGGACGCAGGATGATCTCGCCACATGGGTTGGTACCAAAATCCTGTTTCCAGTCCCGCCGACCTGTTTTCTGTGCCTGTTTCTGTGCTGAAACACGATTAAAGATACCACGCTCACCAGACTTTGACTCAATAAGGGCTAACCACTCCTTCATAAAGATTTCAATATCTGGCTTCTCTGTATAAGCAACAGAGTTATTGGCTAAGGCGCGTTGTACGTTATCTTCCCACCACTGTCCGTTCTTGGCATTTCGCATTCGTTCGTCGGACAAGTTACTAAGAGAGATAAGAGCACTGCGGCGCACACCACCAACAACGACAACGTCTGCAATTTTACAAACAAGGTCATGTGCTTCGAGTGACGATAGTTTTCTACCAACTGCTCGCTTAAATAGATTAACAGTAAAGTTAAACAAATCGTTGAGAGGATCAGGCCCACTTGAACGACCTCCAAATGTTTTAAGTCGAGCACCAGCAGGACGTAGCTTAGACAAATCCCACTGTGGAACACGACCACTATACAATAGGCTAACAAGTTCGCGGAATGCTGTAGCCCAACCAATTTTACTATCACGTACAGAGATTGTAGTTTCTGTTGCAAAAAGCTCTTCTGGAATTGCAGGTAGTTTAGCCACTTGCTGACGTTCTACTGTGAAACCTACGCCAGTACCACACATCAAGATGTACAGAATCTCATCAAATGCGCGTGGATCATCTACAGCAACAAAAGAACAATTGAATCCTGCAACGTTATCACGATCTAGTGCTTTACCTGCTGTCATCAAGGCTCGCATAGAAGGGACAACTTCAAGACTGTTAATAGCATCAAAGATTCGCTGTTTTGGGAACTTCTCGTTACGCTCACTAAAGAAGTTGCAGAATCGCATTACAGTCTCGTCCCACTCCTCGCGGCGATGCTCATCCTCAAGATAACGGGCATATCGACTTTTAGCAATATACTTAGAGTAATCATCCATTTTTGTTAGTTTCATTTTTCTTAAATTCCAGAATAGCCTGTTGTTGTTCAGTGTCTTCAATTTCATGTAAAATCCTAGCCTTGACCTTACGGCCTTCATGGGCTTCTTTCTTGACAGGATTTGTAGGAGACTTCTTGTTAGAGTGGTTCGTTTTCATCCTCGTAATCTTCGTTGTAGTAGTCGAATAATTCCTCCACTTTGTCAGCGATATAAGGTTCTAGGATATCAACTAACTCCTGACTTGTCAAATCTAATCGTTCAAGAATAGTCAATTCATCTTCGCGTTTCAGTCGTTCTTTTAAGTCTGCAAATGTATAGATCATTTTGATGGTAACCAATTAAAAACACCTTCACAGTGCTTTGCTAGTTCATTATTAACAGTGATTGCTACTTCGCGAATCTCCCATTGCGCATGTTTATCAGCACGTAGTTTAACAAAGTCTAGCCAAGCCTGCAAGTTCCCTGTAACAATTAATTCTGTTTGACAACCCTCTGGTAGCACAAATCGCGCGTCTTCCTTCTTTACACCAACAGCAATCAAGTCCATATAAACACGATGTGCTGTCTGATACAATCCGCTGATTGTTGTATCGTGACTTGTCCCCGGATATACAAACTTAGGTTCCTTTTCGGAACAGTATCGCTGACTACGCTGAAGGAAATCCAAATGTTTAGAACGCACCATTTGATGACTACATGCCCTACTAATCCCTGAGATGTGGAATGTTGCAATAGCATGTCGCAGGGTGGATAAATGCCCTGAGTCTTTACAGTGGATTGCGCGTTTGACATTAGCCTCTGGTTCATTCCGGCTGTTGTAGCAAATCCCCGCATATCCACCAATCAACTCAAGCGCATTCGGCGTGATGTGTTTTAGTTCAACTTTCACAGTAACTCCGCTGCAATATCTTCTTCATAATACCCTTTACTGACACTAGGATCAACATAAATATCAATCCAACTTGTATCCGTGTAGATATAAGAAATCACAACAACAAAACCACCTGTTGAAATATAGGTAGGGACGTCTTCTTTAATATTGCGTTTATCTTCCTTGATCGCCTCTTTAATTAGGTTCTCTAGGATTAGCTTTACTTTAGGACGATCTGCTTTAAAATACCGATTCTTCTTTGCAATAAACTTAACAGCAGCGTCAAATTGCTTTGGATTATACTTATAGTTCATTTGTAAAGTTCCCGTGTCAATTTCTCAATTGTTTCAGCAGCATCTAGCATTTGCTGTTGGTCTTCCTCAATCTGACGGCGCAGTTCAGCATTGTTACGCATGCACTCTTTAAGCATAGCATACAGTTTGCTGTTCTCATGTCCGACATTGAGAGGCTTTAGGTCTTCAATCTTTTCCATATTTATATGGCCCTGTTTTTGGATTTTCAACTCGTTTATATTTATTACTACACTTCCGATGCCATGCTTGATATTGTTTTGGTCTAACATACATATTAGCAGGATCGTCGTATTGTTTGCAATAAGGACATTTCATTTTATTTGCATCTCCTGTTGCATCGTATGCTGCTGTCCTTGCGTGAATTCTAGCATGATCCCTTTCATGACAAATAACAAGATTAGAATTAGCATTATTCTTTGGATTGCTATCTACATGATGAACAATAACACCCTTAGGAACTGCTTTTCCAAGCACACGTGAGGCGATTAAAACATGCTCCCTAACTTTCCCCTGTGTGTTTGCATTTGGATGGTTTGGAGCATGGATTACAACATATTTTTCTGGATTACCTGTTGTCACCAGACCCTCCTATAACACCACGAACAAGACGGCTGTTTAGTTTATTATAATTGATTAGTAGAATATCTGACAGAGAATATCCAACAGAATCTGCTAACCGAGCTAGATAAAAAGCAACATCCCCAAGCTCTTTTGCCAAATTCCCCGGATCATACTTGCCATCCCGCACAAGTTTCTTAATGTTACCAGCAACCTCCCCTGCTTCTGATGCTAAACCTAAGGCAAGATATGTAAGTTCAATATCACTGCCAGTGCCAGCACCTGGATAAATAGAAGGTTCAATTGTCCAGTCCTGATACTCGTCGCAGGTAATACTTGTACGTGGTTCATCCATGGTTAATCTCCAAATAACGGTTTAAAGTATCAATTGCTTCTTGAACATCCTTGTTCTTATCTTTCACACCACGCTGTCCAGCACAAAGTAGTTTCTTTACTGCATGAGACAAACACGGGTCATTGACGTTGAACAAGTAGAGGACATTATATACATCAATTTCAGTTAAGTCACCTACTTTTTTAAAATAATGTGAATGTTTGCGTTCTTCCACACCTTCCCCTTCGACTTGCCAAATAGGTTTGTAATCAGCATTCTTTGTCTTGTAAAACATATAACCCTTAGGATCATATGATCCAGCAGCAAGATCAGCTATTGTTTTGTGTAGCATATTTCTCTTTCAAGTACTTTAAGCTAACAAACATTTCATCAAAAGAACCATTCTCTACTTCATGCAACATAATGATACCGCGCCAGTGGTGATTACTCTGGTGGTCTAAGTAACCCTCATCGTGTTCATAACAATTATGGTGTGGGTAACCTTCTACGACCATTGTAGCAGCATCAATTTCTATTTCTACGTATGTACCTAAACCTTTTGAAGCAACAGACACGACAGTATCTAGGGGTTCGGCATATTTAGTAGTCAAAGTTCCAAGCAACTCAGGTTTAAATTTATCCAACAACCTTTGAGGACGTACAGAGCCTAAAAACTTAGCAACCTGTGCCTGTCCCCTTGGAATTCTCCATTGGCGACAATTTTTTCCATTTTTACAATGATTTCCAAGATCAAATCCTAAATTTTGATGGGCCTTTATAAGTCTTTCTACAGTAGTTGGATTATGAACAGGACACTGAGAAATAGCTAATTGAGTGCAATTTCCACCAGTTGTTTTTCTGGCATACAGACTACCCTCACCATCATACATCCCAGCTAACCAACCAGCCTCTCTTGTTTCTAAAGTCTCCCATTCTGGTAAAACACGAGCAACCTTTGTCTTATTCACAGTCAGGTCTTGTGTTTCTTGCCACTTATTTACCCCACAACAGTTCTTTGTTAGCCATTTGTGGTCGCGAGTTGTAGTAAAAACCTTACCATTACTTAAAGTAACATCAAAAAGCTCCCCAACAGTATGCTTAACATTCAGGACAGTCCCTGTTTTAAATCTACGACTGCGCTTTGCAGACATGCCAAGATGTTCGTCAAAACTAACAAGTTTATCTCCAACACGCACAGAGCCTAGTTCAACATATCGTAGATCAGCCGTCAGTACCTTATGGTGTTTAGCCAAACAAGAGCCAGCAATAATGGCTGTGATAGCTGAACCATCTGGGCGTTTTCCATAGGCTACTTGACGACCCTGTTGATGACCCGCGATACAAGACATATGCATTTTTCCGACCAGTGTAACAGCGCTAGCAGCAGGACGGCCCATAGCACCAGTGGGAAAATAATGACTGAAAGCAACACCATTGATAAAGACAGGGTGAAGGAAGTCATGTACTTCCCAATTGTATTTCTTATATGGAAGGTCATCGTAGCTAATCAACCCATCTAGTTTAGGATCGTCATTAACAGCTCGCATGATTCTGTTTTCATGGTTACCCAACAGCATCACAAGGCGGGGCTTATACTGCTTTTCCTTGTTCTTCTTTGCTTTCTGGTTAAACTCTACCAAAGGGGTCATCAAGGCTTTCATAGCAAGTTCTGCTGCCTTAATGTCTTTTGTGTAGCGTCGCCCCTCAAAGCTCTTCTTTCCTGTATCATAACTGCTTAGCGATTCCATGTCGGAAAAGTCTCCGAGGTGCAAAACCACATCCGGTTTCTTTGCTAAGATATATTTACCAATACAGGTTAGAAAATCAAAGTTATCTGAATACTTGGCCTGTGTATCAGGCAGGACTAGAATTTTCATTGCTTTCCTTAATCCATTTCTTAATGGTTGCAACATCTTTAACAGAGCAATATTTAAAACCATTCTTTATTGCCCACTGTTCATGTGTAGTCTTCATTCCACCACAGGGCTTAGTAAGACTAGCAAATACAAAACGCAAATCTAAGTCAGGGTACTGCTGTTTTAACAGGACATACTTGTTGCGTTCAGCATGGTCACTAAGATAGCCCTTCGTTTCAAGTAGCATTCCACTATTTAGTGTCCAATCCACAGTATATACATGATTTGATTCTGGCACAATATATTTTAGCTTTGTTACTTCATAATCGTATTCTGCCTTGTTCTCTTTAAGGATTTCTTCAAATTGAAGTTCTAGCTTACTTCGTCGGCGTTTAGTTGTCATTTGAACTCTAGTTGATTAAAAAGTTCTTCTACAAAACATGATGTTTCATAGTCAATCTCGCAGTCTTCATCAAAATCCATTCCAAGTTTTATTCTAGCAGCATGAAGTACATTTAACATATTAACAAGATCATCTTGGGTTTCTAATGTTAAACTAATAGGGGTGTAATCTCGACTAATTTTCATTTGCAATTCCTCAAGTCAAAGTCATTCTCTTTTTGTTCATCTTTACCACTCCAGTACCATTGCCTTGGATTCCAGCAATCAGTATCGCGATCATAGACAGCACCGTTGATATACCTATTCACGAAGATGTCATAGAATCGTACTTCTGCACCGCATCTAGTAGTGATTGGTCGCTTGAAATCAAGTCCTTTTTTTGGTTTAACATCTGTGTTGTCCAAAACTCATTTTCCTTTCGTTGAATCCAAAGACACTGACAATTCATTACAAACCGATTAAAGTCATACTTGTATTTCTCTAACACAACATTTAGCATATCTTGTTCATCATCAAGATGTTCAATCAACTTGTCTGCTGTCTTAGTGCCAATACCTTGAACACCTATAATGTTATCAGTAGAATCTCCAATAAGCAACTGTTTGTAGAAGAATCGCAAGCCATCTTGTTGTGTTACAGTAGTATGTTTCGCCGGTTTAGTCCAAGTCTGTGTTCCAATCTGCCAAGAAAAGTGCCGACCAGGAATCATCATTAAATCTTTGTCAAGAGAACAGATAACAGTTTCTTCTGTCTGATTAATCCCCAATAAATCATCAGCTTCACATCCCTGTGAGATTATAGCACCATACTTATCTACTAGGTACTTTCGCGCATCTTGTAAATAAGGGGGCGGGACAGAATCTTTCCTGTTTGCCTTGTACTCCTTATTTACTTTCTTGCGGAAATTTCCTGTACCAGTTAGGTAAATCTGATGTTCTTCTGCATCTGTATTGTAGAAAATCTGTGTGAGTAAATTGTCAATACGTTCTATGACAATATCAAACTGATCCTCTTCCTTAACTGATGCAGATACCCTAAAAACGACGAGGTCGCCATCTACTAAAGCTTTCACTCAGCTATCTCCCTTATCTTATCTTCACAAACCTTTGGAGTTAAACCAAAGAACATAGCTAGAGTACAGAGAACTTCGTAGTAATTAGCATCCTGTTTAGACTCTAAGAACTTCCGCGCTTTCTCCTGTATCGTCATACTTTCATCTTTGAAGTGTATTGTCCTTGACCTGTAACCTTGAATGCTGCTTTATTAATTACACGCGAAGTGTGTGTAGAACCACATTTAGGACAGGTAATATCAGCTACAGACTTGACAAGTTTCTCAAACTCATTGTCACAATCGTGACATTTGAAATCAAAAAGCTTCAGCATAGCGTTCCTTAAATACTTTAAATTCATCTGGATTAGAGTACCAGCTAATAACACGCTCAAGCGACTTTAAGAATTTACGCATTTTCTTTGAGTCTTCTTCAGGGTCATGGCAGAAGGTTGGAATTTGCGTACCGTTAATATAGTCGTGGTACAAGTTATCATACTGCTGAATTAATGACTTGACAACAAGCGAATCTACAACATCAACATCTACTTTAATATACATAATATCTCCAAGATAAAAGAGTGGGTACTCGCTGCACTGTATGTACATGCTACCGAAAGAACAAAGTGTGGCCGACCGAGAATCCCCAATCCATTAGACGCCATATTCTTTGGGATTTACGCTACAGAATCCGCTTTCCCCGTAAAACTTAAATATTAGTAAGGCAGATCATCTTCCTCGTCGTACTTAGGCAATTTCTCAGGTTCAGAGTCAAGATTAATACCAAACACGTAAGCCTCATACACCTTTGCCAGTTCAATTACTTCGTCAGCACTAGGCGATTTCTTGTCTGTCTTAAGTGTCTCAACAGCATGGCCTAGGGAAGACTGGCGAACGATATAAACTTGTTTCTTAGCGCGTTCTTCTGAGGATTCCCAGTTCCCGCCTGTAGCTTTTGCAGGAGCACTTGAAGATGTTGCAGAAGATGTTGCAGGAACATTACCTGAACCAATACCAATCCACTGCCAATAACCAGCGTCATCTTTCTTACGCTCAATCGTAAATTCATCACCAGACTTAGCACCTTTAAGAGCATCAAATACTGACTTATCACCATAGCTATTGTGTTTCTTTGTTTCTACCTTACCATCAAACGACATGTTCTTGTAAGTAGCTTCGACAACTTGGTAGGCTTTACCACTCTTAGAAGTAGCAGTAGAAGTTTCAACAGCAACGATTTTGATTTTCATATTGGACATATAGTTTCCTATTTAGTTAGAGGGTATAAATATTGTACATCAAATAAAACAAAGTGTCAATCAAAATTTAATTTCTTTTAGATTTAGCATGTCCTTTCCAACAGAAACTTCACCTAACATAGATACATTCCAATCAACACCATACGCCTTTGTTACTAGCTGTGGTAGATCGCGGAATACTTTGTCAAACAAAACTGATACATCTTCTACCTCATTGTCAGGACAGTCTGCAACAATACTATCATGGACAGTAGAGATTAGCTTACTCTTAAATCCTGCCCGTTTCATACGTTGGAATGCAACTACCCTCGCAACAGCCATAACATCAGCACCACATCCCTGATTAATCCAGTTTGTAATATCAGGTTCAGACCAAACAGATTCACCACGGTAATTCTTGTGGGGTGCAAACTGATACTCACGGCCAAATGGACTTACAAGTTTTCCTTTTGTTGTTGCCTCCCTAATATACTGCATGTGTGTTTTGTAGAGTTTAGCATACTTCTTGTAGTACTTGTCAATAACTTCCTGCCAAAAATCAACTTTCTTACTTACAGATGCAAAGTCAGGGTCTTTACTGTAAGCATAAGCACTACCCCTATAAATCCAGCGGAACAAGAAAACTTTTGCTACTAGACGGCTTGGTAGGTTAAATGCTGTCTGGTTAGCAGTATGAATATCGTTCTTATCTGGATCAAGTACAACACCTTCCCACTCTTCAATTCCAACAGGGTCTTGGCTAAGATATAGGTAAGTGCACCATTCTAAGGATTTTGCATCTACATTAACAATCATGTGTTGTTACTCTCGTTTAATTTACTAGATTGTATCATACTTTCAATCTCTGTCAATACTTCTTTATAGCCAAACTGCTTAACATATTCAGCGACAGACATCATTGTAAAGTAAAAGTTTGCTTCTGCATATTGATCGTTGAATTGTAACATATTAAAACCTCGTTGTGCAAAAAGATTTAGCTTCTTTAGGAAGATTTTGGGCGTTAGGTTTGGTACTGCTCAATCGACCAGTCTGCGCCATACACTGGTTATAGTTAGGATACAGCATATCTTTACTCCAGTCCATAGTTTCAATCAAGTTAGGCAAACCTTCTAAGTAAGTACTCTGTAACTTCTTAATCTTAGAACGCTCAAGCAACCATTTAATGACTTTCTTGATTGTAGCATTAGGTTTCAAAGAAAGCAAGGTCTGTTCGTCAGTTCCAAAGTAACCTTCCTTCTTTAACTCTGATCCCTTTACTGGCTGGACAAGTCGTGGTAGTGAATACTCACGTTCTACTACTTTGTACCGTGTCTGACCAATCTTTGCTCCAGTTTTAAAAACGCCAATCGGTAACCTTGTTTCCTCAGTAATTGTACCACCATATAGGAAGACAGAGACATGGTCGCGGCTATCCCAATTGATAGGAATGTCGCACATCTGTGCTAACTTATCTTCAATGTGTGCCAACTGCTTACCTAGTTCCTCTGAGCGAGCTAGAGATTTCGCAGAGTCATACTGAATCCCGTTATACTCCATTTCCTGCAAAACGAGTAGATCATTACAGTGCATCCTAAATAGCTTAAACTTACTCTGCTGCTCGTTAGAGAACAATTGTACCTGCTTTAAGAACACTTGGTAAGTACTTTCTACGTCCTGTTCGCCATACTCAACAAGAATTTCTTTAGGAATATCGCAGGTGTCGATTCCTTTACTCCAGTACTCTGTCTTAACAATATCCAGCTTACTAGCTACCCCATGCTTTTCACAGGTAGTCGCAAGATCAGGATACCTCCAAGTCTGGTTAGACAGAATAAACTCTGCTAATTGACAATCCCACACGCAGGGGACTTGAATCCCTAATTCACGTTGAAGCCAGTTCAGGTCAAACTTACCATTAAAGGTTATTACACAGGATGCAGATTTCAGGATTTCTTCAACTTTATAGAACTCATCCTGAAAAAAACTCTCTGGCTTTTGCGAACCAACTTTGACTTGCATCAGGACGCACTTGTTCTGTTGAGTGAATGGGTTGCCCTTGTTCGCAGTGGTACATTCAATATCAAAGCAGACTGGATTCTCCATTATCTTCTGAATCGAATCTGATAAGTACTTCTCTAGCGAATTTAACGAGTTGGTCTTTGTTTGCATTTGATTTCATTGTGTTTGCTAAGTGAGAGATAACTTCGACGTTTCCTTTTACATACCCAAGTTCAGGAATAATCCTATCTAATGAAGATACATTCATTCTAGGATCACCTCGTTGAGAAAAGGATTCTAACTTTAAACCCAAATAAGGACAATACTCTGGAATAACTATATCAGAAATGTCTAAGTTAAAAGGTAGATTTTTCTCTTTTGATCGTTTTTTAGCAGCATAAAATAAACGTATCTCTGGTTTAGCTCGCAAATTATTTTTTCTCCATTCAGACTGTCTTGCTACTATCTTAGTTCGATTCTTTTCTGTATATTCTTTACGTTTTTCTTTTCGTAGAGCTTCTCTAAGGTCAAGGTCTTCTTGTGTTAAGTTCTTACGTTTAGGTTTTCCTAGCTTACGTCGATTTGCTTCTTTCCAGTTTTTAATATATTCTGAACGAGCTTCTTTATTAGCGAGGGGCATTCTGTGTCCTCCAAAATATTGTTACAACATTTTCCATCAGACTCTTCAAGCAACTCGAAATCTGCGATTCTAAAGTCATTTCCAAACTCTCTTGTACTGTTGATAAGGAATTCTACTGCATTTTTCTCTGCTTTGCAAGCGTTTGTTTCAACTATTGTCAGCAGGACTTTTAGTGTATGTTTTTGCACTAGCCATTCTCCCATCAAAAAAGTCATCTAAACTGTGTGTGCCAGCCCAATTGCGAAACTGTTTGTCGTTAAATGACTGTCCGTGGAACGTCTGGAACATCTCGACAAAGTCTTGGCGTAGCGCACCACGCTGTCTCTCTGAAATGTCTGCATTACGGACAACTTTCGCAATCGCCTGTATCTGGTGTGTTTTAAACAAAGCCATTATGGCATATCCTCATATCGTGCAATCTCAGGGTTAATATTAACAGACAATCGACCGTGACGCAACTCTGGTTCTGTATCAGGATCGCCAGTTAGCTTGTTTTTACACAAAGACAAATGGCGCATGTATTCTTCAGCTTCAGAGTGAGTCTTACCAATACCAAGAATCCAATCAGCTTCAGCTTGTTTAGCAGTCTTAGCATTAGCAACATTATCCATTGTCAGCCACCTTTTTCCTTCGCCACTTGCATCAGCTTGAGATACAGCAATAATTGGGCAATACTGCTTTGCAAGTTCTCTAGCCCAGATATAGATTGATCCAAGGCGCAAGTCCTCCCGATCATCTGTGAATCCTTTAACTTTGTCCAATTGGTCAAAGATGATGAGACTTGGTTCCAGTTCGCGACACAATTGTTCAACTTGTCTTCGATGAACGGACGCACTGTCATAGAGTCTAATTTTATCTCCACCCCGTTCCAAGTATTGCTGTTTGATGTTTGCTGCATTTGTATGTAACTCCATTAGTGTAACACCAAGCATAGCCTGATACAAACGAATCTTAACCTTGTTCCCACCTTCCTCATTGTTGATCCACAGGATAGGTGAGTTAGCCTGACCTGCGAAATGCGTAACCTCTGATGCTAAGAAGGTGGTCTTACCTGTTTCTGGTCGAGCAAACAAGAATCCAAAATCACCCTTACGCAGAGAACCCATCATCCTGTTCAGAGTCTTGAGTCTCCAGCGCAAACCGGGTTTTGTCTGTAAGTCATTAAGTAACATTTCGATATCGTCCGTAACAAAGGTGTCATCTGTAATTGTACTAACAACATCCTGTTTTGTCAATTCCTGTGTCGCAGTTACAAGGTCATTAAACTCTTTACGTCCTTCTGCTACCTCTAATCCTAGAACAGCAAGTTCATATGCCTGATGACGTTGTACTACCGTACTGAGAATCTCGTCTAGGACTTCACCATTAGTGTTTAATTCGCGCAACCCATCAAGAATTTCCTGGAGATTTTCCTTGTCTTTCTCTTGACAATTCACAAGAACATATAGAGAGAACTCAACTTCTGCAATATCGCGTTCATATTTTTCATGTAAATTACACAAAAAACGGTACAAAATTCCAAGTTCTTTCGTTTCTTTGTACAAATGACCTACAAAATCACTATATTTTGTGAAGATTTCATGGTTTAACAGGATTTTAAGTAATTGTAGTGCCATTTTTATCCCTATACAGTCTAAGTTTGTGTGCTTTTTCTCTTACAAAGTCATCTACTGGTAAGTGCATCCCTGTAGAACCATCCCAATCAGCGAATTCCTTATCGTAGAACCCAATCATTGTACATGTTTTATGTAACTCCGTCAAGTCTTCTGCCCATTCTTGCCATTTATCATCGGGAATAATAGGATCATCAAGATGATAGTACAAATAACTGTGAATTAACATCTGACTGCGACGGTGTTTAACAGCCTCTTCTATAGTTTGCATTGAATAATCTCCGTAATTTCAGCATCATTATAGCACTTTGGGTCTTGTTTGGTGAAAATACAACTAGAATCTAACCCCAAGGATTGCGAATTGTAACAAAACTTTGCTGATTTCGACTTCATATCATCATCTAACCATATCAGGATTTTACTGTACTTCTTTTTCAATTGCAACAACCGTTTTGTGGTAATAGTACTACCAAAGAGAGGCGAAGCGGTGACCATCCTGCAATGCGAAACCTTAACAGCACTGATAATATCCTCAACAATCACACAAACCTTGCTACGTGGATTGCCTAGGGTATGTAATTGGTGCTTTAAATCGCCTTGACTATACCACTTTGCCTTCTTATCGTGTCCTAAATATCGACCTTGCCATCCCCATAAACCTGTGTCGTTGAAGTACGGGAAGATCAACCTGTCAAAATGCTCTGACCACAAAACAGTATTTACAAGAGTGTCATTCTTTGTTAGTGAATATTGTCCAAGGAAATCCCAACATTTTTTAGGTAACTGCTCTGATACGTCCTGTGGTAAGACAATTCTAGGCTTAGATGTAAATACTCGTTCTTTAAGATTTTGTAAGCCCTTCGCTGTTTCAAAATAACCACACCGAAAACAATAAGTAGAGCCATCGGAATATACTGCAAGATTGTCTGAAGATTTGTCATTTCCTAGCTCCGCGCATTTTGGACATTGCTCATGTTTAACACAGTGTTGCATTTTCTCCAGCCCTTATGATGTTCCCGTTTTCCTGAAAGAACCTTGTGCATATTTGTATCATACAGATTATTATCTCTACAAAACTTAGCCATATTTAAAATCTCAGTTATTTCTCCTGATGGAGATGACATAAGATAACTACCCATATTCTCCATCACAGAATGTTCTGATAAAAACATCCAAGCTAGGTTCTCAACAGTATTGTTTAACTTATTTCCGTCAATATGATGCACACAGTACGCAGGTCTTGGTTTTACAGCTATAAATGTTTCCGCAACAAGTAAATGAACCTTTCTAGTTAGTTTGTACTTGTTTTTTTGGAGTACTACTTGTTGATATCCATAACACAATGACGGTTTTAAGATTCTAGCGGGGACAGTCCTGCGATATCTGCCATTATCAATAAACCGAGAAACAGTTCGGATACGTCCGATAGTAGATGCTTGATAATAACCCTCCCATTCTGGGATATCTTTCCAATTTTCAACCACGATCATTACCATTCCGGCGACAAGTCGGACAGGCTGTGTGATGCGTACAGTGTGTGCTCATTATATTCTTCCGGCTCGGTATAGTTATCGTATATTACATTAACAGACTCTTCATGACAATCGCCACAGAGGTCGCTGAAACTACCATCAGGGAATTTGCGTAGCATATCCTCGTCTGACATAACTGAATTACAACTTTTACAACGGCTCATTAATTTCCCCTTAAATGAACGCTAATTTTACTAGGTCTTTAATATCTTGTACAGTTTTAATACCAACAAGTCGCCCAACTTCTAAATCACCCCTAAACATAATAACAGTAGGTAGTGAGCGTAGATTGTACTTATTAACAGCATCCTTGTCAATAGAAATATCTACTTTTTCCACTGGAACACCAAAATCAACATCTTTTATCTGATTTTCTAAGATTTTGCAAGGATTACATGTGGGTGATGCAAATTTAATTAGTTTGTTCATTTCGTTTCTCCTCTTGTTTCATACACGACAACCTGAGCTACAAGCGCTTCACACGCCTCAATTGCGCTACGCTTTGCTGTTTCTTTTGGTGTATAGCTGTTGAAGCTGTGGCTTTGCACAAACACCCACCGGTCCCACCAGTGGCGCTTGCGTTCTACGATGTAGGCTTCACGATTCTCGTCATAGACAACCCTTGCTTTGTAGTTGGCTTTCATTTCACAGCCTCCATCAATTCTCTAAGCGAATACACGCGCTCTTTCACAAACGGCCCGATAGTCCAGTTAATAACAGGGATGTAGTATTTAGAAGCAAGCGTTGCAACATGCTCACCCCAGCCGTAGATCACATACTTATCCTGAGTTATTTCGTAGTACATGGTTACTCCTTCATAGCTGCGTCGATTGCTTCATCTAGGTGTTCGGTTATGTACTGCTTAGTGTTGGTTGTTACATGAAACATGTTGTTAAAAAACTCAACATCAACAACTGCTTTTGAGATGTGCTTATATCTGTCAGCATCCTTCTTTGCTTCGGCTAGTTCGATGTTCAGTTCAATAATCAGATCGTTATTTTCTCTACGCCACGCTTCTGCCGTATCTAGTTCGGCGCGTAACTTGGCGATTTCGTCTTCC